GTCATAGTTTTCCTGACATCATTCAGATTCTTACGTCTAAGGCTCTTAATTGTCCTTTGTCCCAGACTGTTAATAATTGTGTCAGATCTAGAAAACTTCTTTACGAGCTTTTCCACATGTGCTAGAGGAGTTGCTACCCAAGCCCTGTTAAGTAAGGGGACAGATATAACATCCGATGCTAGAAGTGAAATTGCCACATTAGTTGCATGTTCCTTGATTTTATCGTCGTACATTCTCGCGAGGAAAGTTCCAAACACAGTGTCATTGACCTCTAACTTGTCCAGGACAGCTTGAACTAGACGGCTTTCAACCAGTGTAGGGCTCATAGTGTTAATCCTGGTGGGGTCTCTTAGTATGGACAAAGGTTCACGCGCTACAACAGGCACCGTAAGTATTTTCCTGATACTATCTCTTAAATTTGGATACATCCTAGCAGCCCTGTTCAGTACGGACAACCCCTCTACTGTAGCATTGATAACAGCTGTAGTCATCAGACCTTGAACACTTTGCATCCCAGCGCCTCCTAACGATTTAGGTGTCACCATGTAGATAGATAACTGACTGGCTGTCAATTCACCAAATTCTCTCTTCGCCATTCTCGCCACAGCTAACAGGCTTGCTCTGATGTATCTCATGTAGGTCAATGACCATTTTGCTCCTCCCTGCATAGCACCCTGTGACGCTGCAAACACTGAATCAAGCTCCTCTGGTAGAGTACCGATGACTGAGTTATTAGCAGGCATGAGCTTCATAGCAGCTTTGATACCTTGTGGCACCTTAACACTCCTCAGATAGAAATTAGCCAAAATCTCTCCACCTTCTCTGCTGATCACTACCTTCCGTTTATGAATCTCTTGTCCACCGGCTTTATAGATCCTTTGCATCAACTCGACGAATTTGATTGCGTTCGCCTCGGCCTCGTCTCCGGTCCCCATGGCCTCTATCTTGACAGCACCATCATCAATGAAAACTACTAAGTTGCTCCTACCAGCGATAACACCTTCTTGTATAGCTAACCTACAGGTAGCAGCGAGCATGTCGGCATGGAACATTGTACTCATACGTCCCCTGAATCCTTCTAGGTCTGCTCCCCTGTTCTTATAATCTATAACTAACCCATCAGTCGTACTAACAATTCTACTTTGAGTACCTAGATCTGCCAATGCTCTCAAGTCGTCATTCCCAAATACGTCAGCCCAAAATTCATGGTACTCTCTAACTTGTTCAGGACTGGACTTGGCTGACCACTTGGTAAGATCGAACATCACTATAAAGGTTGTTGTAATTACCTTTGACCCAACGGACTTGTTATGCGAGTAAGGATCCATTGCACTGTCCATCATACTTTTGGAAATGGAATCACTCTTCCCAATAAGCGTTGCTGGATAAGTACGTGCAATCACCGATAAATTACCTTCAAACTCGCCTAATAAAGTTCGAATCTTAGGTGGAGCCATAAAGAACGGTCGTGAGAACTGCTTATGAGCTTCACCTTTATACGCTACTCTGACAAAATTCTCTTCGTCTAGTATACCGCGAGATAATTCCCTTAACCACTCCTTAGTGTCACAATTATTATAGTTCGCAAGATACCAAAGGAGATAGTTCCTATTCGTGTCATCACGTCTCGCAGTTACTTCAAGTTCAAACGTGGCCAACACAGTTGTCTTATCCTTGACTTGGCTAGATATATCCTTCCCTAGCTGTTGATACGCATATATGCCTTTAGGTTTCCAAGTTAACACATCCTTCGGCCCAATTGTTACCAAGTTTTGATCGAGTCCTGGAGGCCATGAACCATTCACCTTTCTGTAAGCCACTGCTATGTTGATCTTCCTCTCCGTAACAATTCTCTCGTAGTCTTCTAGCATCTGTTTAGTTGCGCCTGGTGATAATCCGCATGCTCTAGCTGACATATGATGCTCCTTAATCCTTGGTAAACAGGCACTCATATCGTACTCCACACACGGCATCCACTTGTAGATATGTATCAATTCTAGGGCACTTGCGTCGTCATACCTCATCATCATACTCTTTGCCACTTCTAGATCAACGATCTTGTCCATTCCCACTAGCTTGTAGTCCTTAGCCAGGTTCCTCTCGGCCTCAGGTAGAATTGATTTCAACACCTTATACTGTACGTAAGTTCTAACTTCATGCCAGGCTGCGCTGACGATATCGGCTGTGTCTCCTCTAACCTTAGCTGCTCTGGTGACTTGCAAATTGACAATTTCCATGACTGACGAAAGCACCACCTCATTATGTGCCCATGCCCTTGCTACGTAATCTAGTACAGACCCAAGTCTTTCCAAGGATCCTATCATTATGTCTGCAGTT